TTATGGCACTCTATATAAATCTGGTTTTGGGTATGCCTGAATCCTGAATCGTTTTGTATTGAGGCGCTTTCTGGCCCTTTTGTTCAGAAAACGGATATAGCGAAACTGCCTTAACTTATGTACCGTCGCACGCTCAATATTTGCCCGCAGGTATTCTCCTCGCTTACCTCCTCTGGCTTTAGCTGTCCGGCAAATCTCGTGATACCACTCACCATCAAGCTCGTAAAATGTTGCTTCATGACTACCTATGTAATCAAAATTGCTCGCTTGGTAAACCACGCCAAGACAACCGCAGCGCTCATCGGCGAACGACTGAACCCATAACACTTGTGGGTAAAGTAAGCGGATGAGTTTAAGGGCATAGCTTATTGCCCGTGACTCGGAGTTTCTTGGCATACAGTCATGCATCCATAGTCGGTTTAACTCCATATACTCTCTGTTTGCTGTCCCTGTTACGATACGAGCGCCGCTATTGGGATTCAGGGCATATCCCCACTGCATCACACCAACAAGATCGCGATGTGAGAACACACCAAGATGAAGGTAAGAATTGTTAACAAAGCGATGGCTGTAATGCTTTTCAGTGATAACGAGACGAGCAAGCCAGCAAGGGATGGTTTCCATCCTTAACTCAGGCGAACCATAACCAACAATCTGATTGTCGTATTTGATGACTTCAGGCGGTGTGATAACGCGGGACTGACGTTTCTTGTTGTTCCCCACAGGCGTGACTCCTTGTGTATGTGGGGTGCTCAATGGCGCTCGGTGAGGTGATGATATTGAGTGTCTTACAGCGCGGGCATTTGACCTCAATGAAGTCAAAACTGGCTCTTGCGAGCAGTTTATTGCAATGCCGGCATCTTACGTTATGTGGCATTTATTGCTGCCTCCTGTGTTGCCACTGGAAGGTGGCAGTATAACCTATCGATCGAAAAAAACGATCGTTTTGATTAATTCAATGCATGTAACCAATATACCGCAGTATTGGTTAATTATAGATTTTTGGAATGGTTTACATAGATAAAAGGAATGGTAATGCGCGTAAGTTGATCTTTTTATTTGACTTTTTGGTCTGGGGGGATAAGATCGCGCGTATATGTAGTGCCTGGATAAATATACAGATACTACATAAAGGGAGACCCGGTAGGTGGAACTACCGGGTCAGTACAAAAATTCGCATTAATGCTTTACTTCGAGCTCGTTTCATATCCTAAGATACTTCACGGTCTCCTGTAAAGCAGCGATGTGTAAAAAGGAGATCTTTATTATGGATAAAGAAGCTCGTCTTTGCCCTTCCTGTCATGAACAGATGACACCCATCTTTCGTGGTTCATTCACCAGAAAAGGAAAAACTTACCGCCCCAAAAAGGCGGCAAGCTTTCCGATTTGGCTCTGCCCGAAGTGTTCACCAGTAGGGGAGAGTCACTAATAACCCACTCCAGCCTTATTGGCTGGAGTTTTTCTGTTATACATCCCCCAACCGAATAATCGAACCGCGTAATACATGATTGCGCGTTTCCGGCGTGGCACGACAGGCGTTTTAATGGCATTTAAGGATGCCATCTGTGCAAAAATCATTTCCGTGACGTACCATACATACAGTATTGTCAACCGCGCCTGGAGGAATAATGACCAGACCACCCCAGAATTTCGAGTTCATTGAAGACTCGCGAGATTTTCATGACCAGACAGCCGATTTGGCTGGTGCAACATCGTTCATCACGAGGGATGGGTGCTTTGTAAATATTTCATTTTTCAGAACGTTTGTTAAAAGTTTACGCAGAAAGGATGATTTTATGCCTGATGGTTCACTGCTAACCCTGCAACGCTTTGCTTCTGTCACGCTCAGCGAGGAAGAGGCTCGCGCGCTTTATAAAAGTCTTGAACAAACTTTTGAACTCATAACACAACAGAAAGAGGCGGACAAATGAACGCCCTGTTAAAAACGCACAGTTGCAGTCGTAATTTCTCCCGCCTGTTACCCACCCGGGGGACTGGTGATGACCGCCCTGAACCCAGATTGATTAGCTCGATAGCGACGACTGATTTATATGACGGGGATTTTTACCTGAAAAAAATGAGAGAACTGGTTGAGGATGACTACCTTGTTATGCCGGATAACATCAGGGAGCCATACGAAATCCTTAACTGGCTGAGGAGCGCCGGACAGTAATGGATATCAGTTTCAGTAAACATTTCCGAAGGATTTTTAGCGGGCTGCCTGCCACTGAACAGCATAAAATCGCTAATTTTATCTCTCACGTGAAGAAAAACGCATGGGAAAACCTTGAGGGGCGAAACAAGAAATCTGATGATATCAATCCCGCCAGTCCTGATTATTGGGAAAAAATCGCTTTTGTTAACCAGTTTAACTTATGGCATTACCATATCGGTATCAAACAGTATAATTTGAGCAAAAAATATGGTGATCGCACGTCCAGATTTGTGCTGCACTACATGAGAAAACCGGAACAAGTTAAAATTGTTGATATGTCTGAGCACCCACCCTTCACTCTTCCGACCCAACACCAGTTGCACTGATGCGCACAACACCCCGAACAAACGAGCGATTATTCAGAATTATAACGGTGAAAACCCCGGTCATCAGCCGGGGTTTTCGTTATTCCGGTTTATCAGGCCAGTTAATGTCCTTAAAACCGGCCTCGTCTTTCACATCGCTTAAATCCAGCGCCTTTAGCGCTTTGATATACGTCATCCACTTAACCAGACAGGCCTTATCCTCGTCGCTGATAATGCCGAGTGATAATTCAGTGCGCCAGTCTGCCGTGGTGTCGTTAGCATCATCCAGCAGGTTCTGGCGCTGTGATTCGGCCTTTTTGTGGTAGTCGACGGGTACAGGCGACACAACGCCATCCACAAAGCGCCACTTACCTGAAATATCGCAACCATCAGGCAGTTCGTCAGTATCAACCACGGAAAAGCCAACCGGATACAAACGGGATGCTTCTTCCGAAATGGAACAAATAACCCCGGTTGCTGGTTCAATACATAATTTGTATTTCTTTGTGAGTTTATCCAGTGAGTCGTAAAAATCCAGACCGTCTTCACTGCGGAAATACTGCACGCCATTACCATATTTCGGCGTTTCCGGGTAATAACGGGATACGTTTTTTAATTCCATCATATTTATCCTGCAATTGTTCGCCAGCCATTAATGTAAATCTGTAACGGGCGGTACGTGGTAAAAACGCCGTATTTGGTGGTGGGGTCGTGTCGGGCATTGGTCAGGACACAACCTGCAGGCGCTTCAGCGGGGCCGTATTCATCAATTTTGCCGGGGGATACCGGCGCGCCACGCTGGACGTTCTGAACATAACGGGCGTCGAAATTACCGTAATTATCCGGAATAACTTGTCCATTAACAACAAACTGAATACTGCCATCAGGATTTCGCTGGCTGTATAAATGCCATCCCTGGTCGTCGCCAAGTTCAATAACCGTTGGGCGGTTTCCTCCGTCGCCCCACAAATTAAGCCCGGCGTTTAGTGCTGAATTATTATTACTCGACAGCCCCAGCTTTTTCCCGTCGCCAGCCTGTACCGCGTTAATGACAAACAGTGTGCCGGGCTGAATGCGCGCCACAAGCTGCCCGTTGGCGTAAAAATCTAATACTCCGTCTGCGTTCTGTTTAATCCCTGTGTCGTTATCACCGAGCACAATCGAATTGCCACCCAGCGCATTATCAGTACCAATGCCTAACGGGCCGTTAAGCTTGCCTCCGGTAACCGGTAATGCGCCAATATCACCCGACGTCAGCGTTATATCGGTCGTAAGCGCTTTCCCGTTCACTTTGCGTGTTGATGGTACTGCGTTTCTTGCCTGTTCAACCGTTTCCGTTAAACCAAGGTTTTCGATAAATTTTTGCTTGTCGGGAATGTCACCGCCGTTCTGGTCTTTTGCCAGAAACTGTTTTTTTGCCCAGTCGGTAATGTCGTCCGTGGGTTGTTTAATTAACGCCTTAATTGCCAGCGCCAGTTGATTAAGTTTTGTCTTGTCTGGCTGCATTCCGGCCGCCGCAAGGATGTTTAACCCCTCAGCCTGCCACATATTGAAAAAGTCCGCCCCCGGCCAGGTAATCTGCTGATTGCCTTTCCCTTCTGAAAACCACTGAGGGGTATCTGCACGTTTTTCCGCAATATCCGGCATATTCGGTATGCCACTGCCATTATCCACATAAAACATAATATGCGTCCTTTATTTATTCCGAATAAATAAACCGAAATTCCTGATGCGCGGGTTTATATTTTTCCAGCAGGCATTCCAGAATCCCCGAATCGTAAACCCGCAGGGGAGTCAGGCAATTATCCAGCACCGTGGCATTCCGCCATTTCACCCCGCCTTTAACATTTATCAGGCTGATGTACTGATTATCCGGGTCAGGCGTAATCTCAATGTCGTAGCCGTATCTTTTTGCCAGCTTTTTATAAAACAGTACATTCAGCGACGGCCACATACGGTGTTTTGCGCCTGCGGCCATCTGACGGGTTTCTATGTTGTCCTCACCACTGGTACAGTCCGGCAGCCCCAGAAACTTCTCCCAGTCTTCCAGCAGTAATACAGCCTGAGACGGAAAGCGCTCGCGCAGTAACTGCGTGGCCGTTTCATTGACGCGCGCCGTTGGTTCCGATAATGCCCGGCACAGTTCTGACAGTGTTGAGTCAGGGGCTTTATTCCAGGCTTTTCCCCGGGGTAACAACTGGAGCAGCGCCCGCTGATGCGGCGTAATTACGCCCATGTGATCACCCCCGGAACCAGCAGGCTGCGCTTACCGGCACTGACAGGCGCGGCTGGCGCAATGATTTCAAAGTCCGTCAGCGTTTTTACTGATGCCACTGCCCGCCAGAACTGCGACGGGATCAACGTTTCTTCCGGGCAGGCCTCCCTGTAAAACAGGTTGTTGATCGCTTCCGTGACCTGCTTTTTATTTTCATCTGTTCTGGGGGCAATCTTAATGGTCACCGGCACCGGTTGCCGCGTGGATGCAAAAACTGTCACGACAGGCCCGAGGGGCTGTCCGACCGGTTCGTTTGTCACCGGATCATCATGCCCCGCGATATAATCCTGAACCCGCGCCACATCCGCCTGCGTGGGGAAAATGTCTGCCAGTGCGTCCATAACAAACGTCACGCCGACTGTGCCCGGCCCGTCCAGGGTGGGCAGACACCATGCACGGGTCACCCCTGCACATTCCCGCGCCCAGCGAACGTAATCCCAGCGCGTGCCACCGCCCGGCGGATACTGCACCCGGTACTCAAGCCGGGCCAGCAGTTCATTCAGTGGTTCGGTATCTGCCCCTCCCGTAAGTGCCTCAGTTGTTTTTGCCTGCGAGCTGACGCCTGCAACAGGGGTTACCAGCGTCAGGGTAGTACCTGCCGGGGCATTGCCATCATTGCCTGCGTTCACCGCTTTAAGCGCGACATCAACCACGCCCGCTGCTGTCTGTGTGGCGTCCACCAGTGAAGCATATTGCACACCGTCATCACGCTGCCAGCGGGTGCCCGCCGGAATGGTCGCTGCGCCCTGAAATGCCACCGGCAGCGTCCCCTGCGCCAGTGTGGCAACCTTGCGTTTCACACCATAGTAGTTGCAGGCATCCAGCAGATTATCCTCATCTGCTGTTGACGGAACGATTTGCCGGGCCACCCAGTTAAGGTGCTCATGTTCACCCGCCGCCAGCCCGGCCTGCCCGTATGACAGGGCATTCAGCGCGGTTTTTCTGATCCGTGGTTGAGTGCCGCGCAAATGCTGAGCGATATCCTGTTGCGACTGAGCAATCAGTGCGGCCAGTGTCGGTGTTTTATAACTCATTTAAACCCCGTCAAATTTCGCTTTAAAGGTGAAAGGTTGCGTACTGCCATCCGGTAACGTCAGGGTCACAACCAGATGCAGTTCATCCCTGTTCTGACAACTGGCCGCAACCCGGATACGGGTCACCAGTCCGTCCTCTTTCAGCCACATAAGGGCCTCCTGCGCGTACTGCACGGCCCGGGCGGGGATGTCGGCCAGTGTTTTTTCACGGCTCAGCAGCCACAGGCGGGAGCCTGTCGGTGTGTCGCTGAATGCATCCCCCCACCATCCGCGCGGATCGCCACTGTTATCCGGCAGATCGTCGGACGGCTCTGCCCGGCGGTCCGTAAATAATGAGATAATGACGGCGGTCGTGATACTGTCGTCCGTCAGTAAATCCATGCCGTCAATAACCAGCGCGCCTTCACCGTTACACCAGGTGATCGCAATATCTGTCACTGTGGCCCCCCGGTGTTGCTGCCCCTGCCGTTTTCGTGGTGGGTGTGGCCGCTGTAATGCACGCCATTAATGACGGCTTCCGGGGCGGTAAACGTGCCTTTTGACTGACTTGTGCCATTAACAATCTGCCCGCCTTCAACCAGCGAATTGCCTTTTACTGTCAGGTTTTTCTGTATTTCCACGTCGCCGGTGAAGGTGGTTTTCGGAGTGTCAACCAGCACGCGCTCGTCCGCGTAAATCTCCAGCGTCTTACACGTCAGAATGGCACGGCCATCTTTTGTCAGCCGCAGGCGGTGCCCCTCAAAGTGATAAACCCCGGTGTCGCCCGGCTCCAGACTGGTGGGGCGGTAGCGGCGGTCCTCAATGATGAGGGCAACCGCATGATCACGAATACCGGAAATGCACCCGGCGACAATTTCAGCCCCGGCAAGGGGCACACTTATCTGCCCGTACTGTTGCAGGCGCTCCACGTCGTCGAATGTCTCATCATCGAGAGCGGTCATCTGCACGTTCTGCGCCCGCAGGGAGTCGTTAACACCGGTCAGGACACCGCGCGTCAGCAGCAGATGCATACTTCGTTTAAGCGGAGCCAGCAGGCGGGAAAACAAAACATCAACACTAGCCATCCAGTTCGTCCTTGTGTTCCCTGTAATACTGCTTAATTTTCACATCGAGGGAATCGTCGCCATTGCCCGAACCATCGGGTTCGGCTGGCACCAGAAAGCCCTCCCGGGGAGCCAGGGTCAGTTGCGTGACGGCCCCCTCCTGGCTATCAAGCGTCATCTTTACGGTAGTGACCAGCAACTGCCCGGACGTCAGCCCCACGCGCTCAGCGGAAATCTGCGTCAGGAGGTTTGGTTGCCAGGGGTCGCCGTTTTGCCGGAACCACCCCCGGACGGTGGCGGAAAAACGGACCGACTTTGCCAGGGCCCGGCGCTCTTCGCGCAGGGCGCGCTGTCGGGCGGTGGTGGCATCCACTTTGTGATCGGCCAGTATGATTTTCGGACGGTAACGGGTGATACGGTTATCCAGTGCGCTGCCTTTCGGGGCCGCAATCAGCGCCGCCGTCAGGCCGTCACCGTTCTTTCCACCGCCACCGCTGTGGCCCTTCACGTTGTACTCGCTGAAACGATCGCGCCAGTCGTTGCTGTAGTCACAGGACAACAGGTTTTCGCCCAGCGTCAGGGTATCCGTGCGCTGCGCCCGTGCCTGCGTGAATACCACATCCCCCTGTTCGTTACTGGTCACCAGTACGCCACGGTGACGGGCAGCCCTGACCAGGGCATCACCCACCGTCTCCGACAGTTCCAGTGTGAAGGTGGCAAAAGGTTTTGCAGCCGTTGCATCGTTTACATCCCAGCGAACACGGACTCCGAAGGGAGCGCACAGGTCCTGCGCGATTTGTTGCAGGGTCCGGTTGTGCCACTGGCCGCCCTTATAAACCGCCGAACAGTCCACCAGGTCGCAGGTCTTATCGCGGCCTGAAAGACTGATACTCAGGTCGCGGGCGGAGATACGCTGTTTCACCGTATCCACCCAGCCGGTAATGACGGTTTTCCCGTCTATATCCAGAACCAGCGACAACCCCGGGCGCAGGCTGTCAGGGACGCTGTTTCCGGGAAGCACCACGCCCAGCGAAAAATCCCCGGCCATGTGCTCAATGGAGCGGGTCACCTCAACAGACTGCCAGCCGGTAAAAACTTTTCCGTCCACATGTAATGCCACACGGTTATTCGCCATCGAGCACCTCCATCACACAGCCTCCGGGAACAAATGACGGGTTGCAGATCCCGTTGCGTCGGACAAAACGCTGCCACTCCTGGCAGTCTCCGGTTTCACGGTACAGCGTCACCAGCGCCGGTTCTGTCTGGCGCGTGGTGCACTGTCGCGCATCCGCCAGTATTACCCCCCGCGACATCAGATCATCGACCAGCATTAACCGGTAGTTCCGCAGGGATAATGCCACCGCAGACCGACCCGCTGCGGATTGCGCCAGAATGGCGTTATCCAGTTGCGTGCCGAGATCTTCCGTCATTTGCACCACATCCTGACGACTGCACAACAGATTACTGACCGTGTTATGCGTCTGCCGGACATCTTCACTCCTGTCGGGCTGGCGATGCCTGTTTTTATCCCGGCGGTTCTGTTCAATGGCGCAGGTCAGTTGGGTGCTGCTCATTTCAGCCTGAACAATCAGGGCCGCCTGCGTGACCGCCTGCGTCAGCAGTGCCATATTGTGTTTCCCCGCCGCCGTCAGCCCGTCAGTGTTGATGTCTGCGACCCGCCGGTTCAGCAGGGTCTGCATCCGGTTCGTGGCCCGGTAAACCCGACCGGACACCAGGCTTTTTGCCTGATGCAGCAGCTCTCCGGGAGCATCTGCCCCGAGCGTGTTTTTCACCCCGGGCAACAGGACGTCAACCGGCATTGAGGCCATCTGACGCAACCCCTCAAACAGACTGCCAAACCGTGCTGCCATCCTTCCCGGCGCACTGATGACACCGGATATTTCAGCCCGCATGGCGCTGACCGAGGATAAAAACGCGGTAATGTCGGCAATAACACCCAAATCATTAATGGCGTTTTCTGCGTCATCAATCATGCCGCTGACGCTGTTCATGATAGTTCCGGCATCGCGCAGAACATCCGCCACGTCCTGCCAGCCGGATTTAAGGCTGGCGAACAGGGAACTGAGCGTTCCGTCGCCCTGATTTGCCAGCAGGGCAGCGGTGTCTTTCTCGCTTTCCGGCGCGGAGGACTCATCGGCGGGGATCACGCTGATGGTGAATTCCGCGATGCGGGTTTCCTCCGCCGTGCAGCGACATTCGTAACTGTCAATTCTGACCTGTAACACCCCGAATTCCGGGTGATTCAGTTCTCCGGCTCCGGGCGCTTCCAGTGCAGCAATCAGCGCATCACGCTGGCTGTCCCGGTCGTCACCCAGCACGATGGCCGTAAACGTCCGCTCGCGCAGTTTGCGCCCCAGATCGTCTGAACTGCCCGTGTCCCGTAACGGGTACTCCCGTTTAACCAGCCGACGTCCACCGCGCTGGCGTTGCTCGCGGTAAACCAGAAAGGGCACACCCCGGAAGGTGCCCTGACCGGCAACCCCGCTTTTTTTCAGCCCGGTCGCGTCACGCATACCGGATACCGCCTGTGCGGCGGGGGATAGGATGCTCATTGCGTAAACCCGTAATTACTGCCGCTGTACAGCATATTGAGACCAAACATATCGCTGTCGTTTATGGTGCTTTGCGCCACGCGCAGTTCCGGCGGCAGTTCCAGTTTGATGGTGGCTTCGCCTTTTTGTTTTTCCTGCGGCATCGTGCCATCAGCAGATTTGTCTCCGTCGTGCCACCGGGTGTAAACATCACTCAGCCAGCCCCCCAGGTGCTCCCCGAGGTAACTCCCGATAGCAGCCCCGGCAACGGTGCCGATGGGGCCGCCAATACTGCCGACCGCGCCACCCAGCAGACTCCCCACCGTGCCGCCAGTCGCCCCGGCCTTATCATGTAATGTAGCCTGATCGTCCAGTAACACCGGAGCCAGTGACACGGCAGCCAGTGCCGGACCGCCAAGTCGCCCTGCGAAACGGCCCACCGTCCCCAGCCGCGACAGCCAGCGGTTGCCCCCCGCGTTACGCAGTACGCCCGCACCGGCAGACAGCCATTTACCTGCCCGGCCAATGCCCGGGATTTTGCTGAGCAGTCCGCCCGTTCTGGCCAGCGTCCGGGAGAACCAGCCACCACGCGTGGTGGCCTCAGTTTCTGAAGCAACCGCCGACACCACACGCGAGGTGCGTCCACGGCCACGCCCCGGGCCGCGTTTGCGCTTCCCGTTAGCTTCCAGGTATGTGTCTGCGCCACCGCCGCCCCCGACACCACCAACAGGCCAGTTTGTGACGAAGACATTCAGTGGCGCACCCAGACTGCCACCGAAAAATTCCGGTGCTGGCGCAACACCTGCGCCGGTGCCTTTCCGGTTCCGCAGGTTACGCCAGCCCCGAACGGGGGCGGTGGCGAGCCGCCAGGTCGGCCGGGCCAGTTTCCAGCCCAGCCTCAGGGCTTTCTGACCGGCAAAGATGATTAACAGCCATTTCGCGGTGGTTTTTAACCCGGAAATGGTTTTGTCGAGCGCATTACCGTACCCGGCATCACGGATTTGTTTCAGAATGCGCTGAATGCGGTTTAATGAGGCTTCAACAAAGAGAATGGACGATTTGGCTGCATCAAATCCGGTAGCAAAACCGTCCGAGAGATAGCCTGCAAACCGGTCGGCGGTGCCGTTGGTCTGGGCGTTGTTATAAAAATCCAGAAAGCCTTTCAGTTGCTGTTTGAGGGTAAAAAAGACGCCCTTATCCTTGCCGTTACCCATTACGCGGCTGGCAAAGTCTTCCCAGGCATCCCCCATCTGCGAGGTCAGACCGATCCAGGTTCCCTGTGCGTTTTTCTGTGCGCCTTTCGCCTCATCCCGCAGGGCTTTGAACAGGATGGCGATGGCCTCCGGCCCCAGCTTGCCCCGTTCGCCCAGCGCCCGGACCTTTTTTGCATCCACGTGCATCTTATCGGCCAGCGTCTTATAGACGTTGATGCCGTAACCGGTCAGCAGGTTAGCGTCGGCGGCCATAATGCTCTGGCGGGAATACATCTGTTTTAACTGGAGGGATGCGCCCTGGGCAGCATTCAGATCCCAGCCTTTTTTTGCCCCCTGATCTTCCAGCATGGTGATAAAGTTGCGGCTCTCTTTATCACTCATCCCGAACGCTTTGTCGGAGGTGAATTCCTGCATGACGCCCGACAGGCCCCAGGTGGAATCCTTCGCGTTTTTGATGGCCCACGCCATCGTTTCATTAATCTGTTTTTTATTGCCGTTATAGATGGAATCCAGTGAGGTGGCGTACCGTTCACGCTGTGCCACCGGCCGCACGAACCAGCGGTTCAGTCCATACACTGACGCCCCCAGCCCCATAAGACCGTAGAGGGCACCATGCAGCGATTTCACCTTCGCTTCCATGCGATCAAAACCGGCCCCCGTTTTCAGCAGCCCGGCCCTCAGACGTCCGAGAGCACTTCCTCCACGCCGACAGGCAGAATCCAGCGACGTCCCGAAGCGCTTCGCTTTATTATCCAGGACGAGCAGTTGTGCCCCCAGCGGCCGGAATCCTGCCCCCAGTCCGTTGAGATCCGCAGCGCCCCGTCGCGACAGCGAGGTCAGTGACTGGCTGAACTGACGGGCGCGTTGTGCAAGGTTGCCGGTCAGATCAACGATGACGGAGGCTTTTAACTGTTTTCCGGCCATAAGGCTATTTCCCTGAATTCACAATATCAGCAGCTATCTGGCAGTACCGGTACAGCTGACTCAGCGGCAGGGTCAGCGCCCAGACGGGGCCGGATTTCAGCACCACCCCGAGCGTTGCCCCGGCTTTCTCAATCTGTTTCCGACACTGCAACCAGTCGCCCCTGCGCGGCCGCCATCTGCGCCACCAGGGCGGAGCCTTTCAGTTCGACAGCAATCAGCAGAAACTCCAGATCACGTTCTGACAGCTGGCGCAGTTGCGCCATGGACAGCGGGCCGTCGATGCAGCCCACCTTACCAATCTGGCGGCGCAGCGTTTCCCAGCCCATCAGCGACGGGGAACTGACCAGTTGCGGCCCCTGCGCCGTCTGTACCACGCGTTCAGCGGCGGTCTGGGCGTCAATAATGTCGCTGCCGGTCATTTCGCGCAGGGTGACATCGTGCTGCATAACGGCATCTGCTCCCATCCCGAACGGCAGGCCATCGGGCAGCCGCAGGTTGCCGGTCGCCAGCTGGGCGGCCACTTCATTAATACGTTCTGCGCGGGCTGCATCTCCCCCGGCCAGGGTGGTCTGTGTGTTATCACTCATCTGAGGTGTCCTTATGCAATGCGTTTGCTTTTTTTGGCAGCGAATTTCACCGAAATTTCACCGCTGTCACTGTTGGTGGGAACATCCGTCATCCAGGCGTTAGGCATCAGGTGAACCTCGCCCACGTCGGAGCGAAACTCAATGGTCAGGTTGTCCCAGTTCACGATGTCGGCAACGGACACCGTACCGCCCGCCACGATTTTGCACTCCAGCGTGGCTTCGTGCGGCGTGCCTTTCCAGCCGTACACCGCTGACCCCTTGACGGTTTCTTTCTGCATCCCGGACGGGGTGAAGGTGGAACCCGCCAGGGTTTCAATTTCACTGCCGTTCACGCGGATAATGGCCGACCCCTGTCGGCGTAATGGTGACCCGGACATAAAAACTCCTTACAGAATGAAGCGGATCTGCTCCGCGAAAATGCGGAACTGGTTAATCAGGTTTGGCCCGGCCAGCACATCCACCCGGTTTTTATCGTTCTTGTTGCGTTCCACTATCAGCTCGTCCTTAAACTGTTCGAAATCTTCAACCAGACCCGCTTCCTCCCACTCCATGAACAGTGCCAGCAGTTCGGTTCTGATAATCTCCGGCGTCACAATCGGCTGCCCTGGTGCAATGGGCGTGCCGTCGTCCGCCAGTTTGTGGCGGGGGAAACGCTGCTGGATACGCAGACGCGTGGAATAACGCAGATACGACAGCGTGGCCGGGGTGTTCACATCGAGATAGGACGGATCCGGATCCCCGTAACTGTTGGTGCGGTACATGGTGATCAGGCGTTCAATCTGCGGCACGTCGCCTTCACTGATGTTGCAGGTCGCAATCCCGTCAAATAACAGGCCGTTACGTTCCTGCCACAGCAGACGATCCGCCAGGGCCGGAGCCAGACGGCGGGTCAGCGCCAGCGTCTGCAACGGACGGGCCGGGTCGGTGGCGAGAGACTGTGAAGCCACAGCGGCCAGCGAGGCGGCCCACAGATACCCCGGCTCAGGCGGTTTCGGTACGCCCATGCAGGACAGCAGAAAATCATTGCGGGACTGTCCGAACGCCGTCAGCTCGCCCAGCGTGCCGGTGTGAACACTGTACGCGATACCGTCATTCTGGTGTACGGGGCCCCAGCGGGTCAGCAGTTCGTCACGCAACACTTTCAGGCTGGCCGGGTCGAGATAGGGCATCACAATTGTGCGGTACTGCAAATCCCCCATATTCGCCACGCTGGCCGTAATATCCGGGTTAGCAGCCACCGCCGCCGGTCTGGCCGTACTGACAACCAGCCCGGCGGGCGTCGTCTCTCCGGTGTAATAGTTCAGGCGGATATCCGGCGCAGACGCTGCGCCAGTGAACCGGGCCGTCAGTACAACGGTCGCCAGCGTGGTGTCGCTTCCCTGACCGCCGGTATCCACGGCAGCCGTAAACGGCAGATCCGGTTTTGCCGCAATGGCGGCAACCAGAAGCGGCGCAAGGTCGGCCCCCGTCTGTCCGGTACTGACCGCCACCGTCAGCCGTGTACCGCCCGTATACACGTACAGCACACCGTCTTCCGTTGCGGTGCCTTTCAGTGTCAGGGAACCTGCATCCGCTTTTCCTGTCCCCGCCCCCTGCGCAAGGGCGTACAATTCCGCCTCCTGGTTGTCCGCGATAAATTCCGCGACCATCAGGGCAATCATGGAACCCCGCCCGAATAGCTGGCGGGCCTGCGCGGTGGAATGGATACGCACGGGCTTGTCCAGTTCTCCTGTACCGGTATTGTTTCCCTTGTCATCCGTGGCGCACTGCCCCAGCATCAGTACGCGCTGGCGCATGGCAGGCGTTCCGGTCACCGCCCCCGAGTTGTCAAACTCAATGTAGACAAGCGGGACGCGCGGTTCGCCAATTTCATTAAACGAAATCATTGTTCAGCCTCGCTGTTTTTTCGTGTTTTTTTTGGGGCCGGTTCTGCCGCTGTGCCGGGGGGGGCTTCACCGCTCCCGTGCGTCACGACCACCACATCCCCGTCCGCCAGGCGTCGCAGCCAGAACGGAGTGCGGGGTTTTTGTTCCCCGTCCGCCGCCAGTAACTGTTGTGTCACCGGGTCACGTACTGCCCGCCCCGGGGCAGGTTTGATATAAAGTTTGTCCATCGTCAGTCCCACAAAAGGAAAAGAAGCAGGAGGAGTAAAGAGATCAGCGGGTGGCTCCCGGACGTTGCGCCTGCCAGAAAAGCCAGCAACGATTTCATTTTTCCTCCGGCGCAGGTAGCGTGATATGCGCTTTAAATTCCGGCGTCCCGTCAGGCAGCCGCCAGGTCTGCCAGTGACGCAGAAAATCATCCAGTGAATCCGTATCCACCACCGGCGGCACCGGCATCCTGGCCTCGAAATACACCCCGTACAGCGCCACCCCGGACGCGCCCTGCACATCGGTGTACAGATTGCGGATATCCGTCAGCTGCATGGCGGAGGCATCACCGAATGTCTGCCCGGCCACGCCGCCCACCAGTCGTTCCACAATCTGGTACACGCCCGGCTGGCCGGGCAGCGCCCGGGCATCTGTCAGCGTGTCACCGTTAAGGTTCTGTGCCGTCACGTAAAAAACCCAGCGGGACAGTATTTCGTGAGCGGTACGGCCGGGGCCTGCACCCAGCCAGGCTACATGGACTGACGGCGCGGTCGTGAACAGTGACCTGATGGCCGCATCATTCCATGTGCCCGGATGCGTTCCCACGCGCCGCAGCGTGGCCCCGAACAGGGACGCAACCCGCGCGAGCAGGGCCGTTTCAGTTTTTCCGACCATTACACAAACCCCTTCTGGTCACGGGTGAAAACCGCCACTTCCGACTGCATTTCCGGCAGGTCGCAGCTTTCAGGCGCGCTGCTGTCCTGCGCCACGCCAAGCGGTGTTTTCCCGTCCCGGATCCCTTCCAGCCAGCGCAGGGCGTCCTCATAACGTTTGCGGGTCTGTTCCGTGGCCCGCACGGTATTGAGGTAATAAAACGCAATGGCGCAGCACTGCTGGGTGAGTGCCAGCGGTACGCTGGATAACGGCAGGGTGTAGCGGGCGCTGATATAGCTGTCGATTAGCGCTGACGCATCGGCCAGCGCGTTATCCAGCAGTCCTGTATCTTCCTGGCCCGGCAGCGTCTGCATCAGTTGCGCCAGCGTGTCCTGGTTATAGCGGTGTGCCATGTCGTCCCGGGTAGCGTAAATCATGGGTTATTCCCCACCTTTCAGCGCCGCAGCCAGTTCAGACCCGGAAATCCTGCGGCCCAGCATCGCCGACACGGCGGCCACGCGAGGATTACCGTCAGCGGTAAAATGCTCGCGGTTGTTCCTGTCCAGTTGCGCCACAGCCGCCCGGATTTGCGACGGGGTCAGCACATCACCGGCATCACCTGCCAGATCCACCAGTGAAGCCGCCGTGTCACCCGGTTGCGGTGGCGTCGCCAGTAGTTCCACATGCAGGCATGGATCTTCCTGTAATGTGTCCAGTTGCGCCCGGGTGGCCTGTACAGTGTGTTTTCCGCGCGTGAAGAAAATCCCTGCCCGCCAGTAACGCTCGCGGGGACAGATAACCCGCACATCCAGCGTTGCCATGCCGTCACAATCCTGCTCAGCAGGTGCGTGAATGTCTGCCATAACACATCGTTCTCCCGTTTAACGGGGTTTAAAGGCGGCGCAAACCGCCTTTAAACCGCTTACAGATAGTCACCAACGACCAGATCCAGCTTGCCTTTCAGCTCGTTAGTCACGGTGTTTTTCCCGTCGCTGGACAGTTCACGCTCCAGCAGCTGCGTGGCGACTTTCTCCAGCGCGGTCGGCACAACCAGCGTGGTCGGGCGGATCGCCAGCTTTTTCCCGCCGTCACCGGTAAAGGCGCGCATGGCCTGCCATGCCTGCCACAGGGTGTCGGCATTCAGCTCCGCCTGCATGGCGTAGGCCATCTGCCAGAAGCCATAGCCCACGTTGTTACGCATGGACGCCCCGAACACCACCTCGTTATCGGTGAAGGTGCGGCCTTCTGCCGGATTGTTCTGGCAGACCAGTTCCGGTTTGCGGCGCAACTGGAAAATCAGCGGCTTCACGGAACGGGAGCAGTCCAGCAGATACCAGGTCGGACCGGTGTAGGCTGCGCCGCTCGCGTCCTTGCTGATAAACAGGTTCGGGACTTTTTCCGGGGTGCCGGTGCCATCCACGGACGGATAAACCGGATGCTCAGCATCAAAGAAGTTCTGCCCGTCGAAGCAGGCGGTTTTAATGCCGTCAGTCAGGGCCTTAAACACCAGTTCATCGGGAAACACGCCGCAGGCCCGGCCCATCTCCTCAAACATCGGCGCATAGATGCCAACGGCGTCATCCTCAAAGTCGTCGCGGGAAATTGACACGGTGTCTTCCCACGTTTTGTTGACGATGGCGTAGCCGTGTGCCGCCATCTGCTGAACCACACGGGAACCGACCCATTCACGGAACTGAGGAAATTTGCCCAGCCAGCCGTAGGTGTTGCTCTTTGATACGGACGGCACTGTCATCGCGATTTTTTTATACTGCGACGGCGCGTCACTGATCCCGCCCTTAAAATCGGCCCGGAAGCCGGTCATCAGGGACGCAATGATGGCGGGGGTAATCGGGGTAGACATTACGCTTGCTCCTGTTTGAGTTTGAGGAATTCAGCCGGGGTTTTTCCCAGCAACTCAGCCGCTTTCAGGTCATCCGCTGACAGGGCGGCTTCCGGGGTCTGGCGTTTCACCGGCGGGGTTTTCTCCGTCTGGAGGCCGGTCAGGGCTGCAATGGGCTGGCGAACGTCCAGTTGCGCAGACAGCGCCGCCACGCCAATCTGGCCGCCGAGTTCGGTCAGATAATCGCGCTCAGATTTCAGGATGCGGCCCTCCTGCTCGGCTTTGTTCAGGATGCTGTCCAGGGAAACCTCGCCCGCCGTGGCGGACAGGGCGACATACTTCGTGCGCAGGTCTTCATACAGGGAAACCGGGACGTACTTCGTCAGGTCCACTTTTGCGGGCGTTTTTCTGGCGGTGTCGAGTTCAGCGGACAGTGCGGTGACCTGCGTTTTCAGCCCGTCATGCGCCTCTGCCCGCTGTTTAATTTCGGTAAACGCACTCAGCGCCGCTGTCCCGAGTTCGGCCGTAAAGTCGCCCTGTTCAGGCACAGTCAGGCCCAGCGCCTCCAGTAACTGGCGCAATTGTTCATTCATGGTGTGATTCTCCACAGAAAGGAGGTGAGAAAGGTCGTCAGCGCTCAGCGCCACGACAGACTGCATACCCGTCAGCGCCGGATCGCCGGTCAGGGCCACCATGCGCAGCTCAACCGGCTCTCCCGTCACGTCGTCATACCCCATAACGGCAGACAGCCAGGCGTATTCCCGGTTTTCCAGGTGCACCACAGCCGGGGGATTCCAGTCCGGGCGAACGTAAATTCCGGCATGTTCACCATCGCGCCATTCAATGCCGTCCGGCCGGATGTACCCGGCGGCCGGGGCCTTAACCCCCTGTTTAATGAACAGCGACTGATGGTCGTAATCCACCTTGACCGGCTGATTCAGCGCCGCCAGGCGTGTTTTCATGCGCTCGCAGACCGCGCGGTCAATCAGCCAGCCTTCAGCAGGTTTTTCCGGGCGGCCGTCGCGGGATTTAATCCGACCCGCAGGCATCAGCTGGCACCATCCGTCCCCGGTACGCGGAGAGAAGACGGCGGCATTCAGGATGGCGTAAGAAATCGGGTTTAAATTTTTCATACCGGCAGTGTGCGCCGGTGAGGGAAGCGTCGGGGTTTACACCATATCAGTGTCTGAAAGGCGGGAGAGGAAAAGGATCCGGTGCGCCATCGTACAACAAAACGCTTAAATAGCGGTTCAAAACGCACCAGAACGCTTTAAATTTTTGCGGTAATGCAAACGGTTGTTTTATGCGTTGCCGTCGCTCAGCGCCTTTTCAGCGCGTTTTTTAATGTGATCCAGAATTTCCGCCTCTCCGGTACTGTCCAGCCCCAGAAACGAACGGGCAGGCATGGCGGCCGGACCCGGGGCCATGCCGGGGCGTCCGCCCCACTGGTGAATGGCTGCGTAAATTTTTGCGGATCCCGCCAGGGCCCAGGTGGGACCGTAGTCGCTGGTAATGGAACGGGCCATATCCCCGTTCAGGGTCAGAATGGTGCCGGGAACATAGCCGTGTTTTTCCCGCCAGTGCAGATAAGGATCGGACCAGTCCGCCCAGGTTTCCCCGGTCTGTGGATCACGCTGTGTTTCAAATGCCTGCTCCGATGCTGACACCAGACTGCCCGCTATCTGCCGGGAAATGGCTTTCCCCTCCTGACCCTGGGTCAGTTTTGCCAGCCGCCGCAGCGCCCGCTGGATCGCCTTCTGGTCAATAATAACGGCAACATCCACGCCCCCGACACTCATTGCGTCTCCCCACCGGGCAGGTGCCCGGACAGTATCTGCCATTCACCATCACGAACTGCCTGACACAGCGCCTCTGCCGTCATCCGTACCAGTTGCACGGTACGGTACAGGTTCGCCGCGTCTCCGTTCTGCGAACAGGCCAGCAGGATCCCGCCATCCTGCAACACCGTCACATACGCCAGTTGCTGCCGGGCCCCGGACCATAACACGGTCACCGGCGTATCAGCCAGACAGGCCACCTGCGCGCATTCTGTGGAAGTGAGATTCGCCTGACTGACCGTTTCATCAGTCAGCACCAGCAGCCGGGGCGCAGGCTGCCCGGACAGGGCGGCGATGCGGTCTGCCAGCGGCTCAGAAACCAGTCCCAGTGGACGCAGGGCTTCACCGGCCGCACGACCTGCCGCCGCCCGTTTCAGCCACAGCGACAACGCCAGCTTACGCTCGCGGCTGCCGTTCAGACACTGCACCACCTGCTGGCGCAGGGCCGCATCCTTTACGTCGGCCATTTTGCGGATCAGCGCCGTGTCCGTACCGAATGCCGCCATGCCGGGATTGTGCGACCAGCCCACGTCCGGGGTCATTTTCACCCTGCCGTTATCAAATGTGGCCGATGTGGTTTTAAACACCTCGCCGGTGGTCGGATCCACACCGGCTTCCACTTCCCGGGTCTGGATAAAAGACGCTCCGTATGAGGTGGTCAGCCCCAGCGCCTTCATACGCGCGGCGGACAGGGCACGAACACGACAGCGGCACTGCCAGCCGTTCGGGGGATAGAACCAGCGCCAGAACGGATCGTCATAACGAAACACCAGTCCGTGCAGCCGGGCATGTTCCGGCCGGGTACGACCATCCATGACCGCAACATACTGCCAGAACGGGAACGCGTCAGCGTCCGACATCATCTGCGCATAGCGCCCGGCGTTATAGGCGACCCGGGTATTGACGTTATAAATCAGGGCCAGACGGCGCGGGCTACCCAGCTGTACTTTCTGCGCATTGCCTGCGCTGTCCACCACCACCTGCTGTCCCCACCATCCCAGCTTTTGCAGCTTTGGCGTCAGGGCGGCGATAAAGGCCTCCTGCGTGGTGCCCTCTGCGATGGCCTGATCCACCGCCCCCTGTAACGTGGTCAGGACATCCATACGTACCGCCTTTGCTACCGTGAACATCCGGGCATGAACATCAGCATGGGTTTCAAACCAGTTCCAGCTGACGGTGCGGCCTTTGGACTGAAAATAACTGACGGCGTCTCTGGCTGGCAGACGACCCGCGACGGCCAGATCAATCGTGGATGGCATCGGTGCGTCCTTTCAGTTCAGCGGCAAACACGGCGCGCGTCAGCAGTTCGGTCAGCGCGGCATCATCCAGATGCGGGAACAATCCGGCGGCATCCTGCAACGCCTGCACGGGGCCATGCTGATGCAGGGCTGTCACCAGCGGGGCCAGTAAATCTGACATGGCATCCTGAAGCAGCGCCGGATCCACATGGTCGCCCATGTCATCCAGTTCATCCCGGGATGGCGACAGGGGCACCTGCGCGCTCAGCGCGGCTTCCGGCTGGACGGGCTGCGGGGGCTGAACGGTAAACACCGCCTCGTTTTTCTGCGGGGCCGGAATGCGCAGTTTTTCATAGATCCAGTTGCAACTGATGGGGAGTCCGGCGGCCAGCTTCGGAATGGCATCGGCAAACATCGCCATGTCCTCCGGCTCCATCGTGTCGAACCGGAAACGCGGCAACCGGGCCATATCCAGCGGCTGTGACCGGTTCAGGGCCAGCAGTGGGTACAGCAGATCGCGGTTAAACGTGGCCGCCAGCTGACGCAGGTCCGCATCGCGGATTTCCTTGCGCACTTCGTCGTGCACCTCGCCCAGCGACCGGTTCCCGTTGGTGTCCGTCTGGGTGGTCAGTGTGGATCCCAGGATGGCCTTGGACATGGCTTTTTCGCCCCAGTTCATCATGGCAAGGAACGGCTCTGACTGACCGTCAGCGGCAGCCTCAAAATCCAGACTCATCCCGGCCGGAATGATACCCCCGGCACGACGGCCGATATCCATCACCGCGCGCATCAGGGCGGCTTTCTGCTCTTTGGTTGCGCCTGACGGGTATTTCCCGACACGCAGCGGCAGGCCGTAAATTTCCAGAAATTCCGCGAAGTCCCGCAGACTGTAGTTTTTGAAAATAAACGGCCAGATCAGCGTGCGGACCAGCCCCTGCGCCCCGGCGTAACCGGATTTTGACCGGGCCTGGTGACGGATCCAGCCGAACGGTTGCAGCGCCAGTCCCTCATAACTGCCGTCAGACAGACGCAGCTCGTTTTTGTTGACGGAATTCAGGATGAACAGGGCCGGGTCGCGCCAGTGCACATCCACAGGGAAACGGTACTTACCGCACCATCCCCATTCAATTTCCTGCATGGCGTACCCCTTGAGAACCGCATCTGTGGCGTTGAACAGCATGGGCTCAAACCAGGCTGCATTCCCCAGCAGATCTTCCAGCATGGCGGCCTCCCGCTTTTCGTCAGCAGATGCTCCCTCAGGAGTGACGATGTTCCACGGTACGCTCAGTACAGACAGGCGGCGTTTACCCAGTTCCGCGAACAGGTGGGTGTCCTTTTCTTCCATGTCGGCGGCAAGGTCGGCCTGCGCGGTCAGGTCGCCCTGTTCGGCCGCCCGCAGGCAGGCGGCCGCACGGTTGGGCGTTAAACCGGACGCCAGATGCATCGGATCCCGGCTGGCAACCTGGGGGATATCTTCCGCCGTGGTCTGCATGTCCGGGGTAAAGGCAAATGGCTGGCCGTTAATATCAACAATCTTTCCCATTACCAGTATCCCTGTTCAAATAAATGGTAGTCGTCCGGCTCATCCGGGAAGGCGTCCATGTCGTCCGGGTCACCCGGGGCTGCGCCTTTCTCAGGCAGCGCCTGACAGGCGTCATCATCCAGCACAAACCCCTCCATATACGCCGCGCGGTTCGCCATACATAAGGCCACCGCATAATCGCCATGACGGCGGCCCTGCGTCGCGCTGTTCTGGTCTTTCGTGCGTCCCTTGTCAATCTGGGGGATACCGTTCACCACTTTGATATGCCGCAGGTCGTCGAGCGTGGTCTGGTGACGCGCCACATCCAGATTCAGGTCTTCGAATTCCGCTTTCAGCTTTGGCATCCATTCGGCATACCATTTCGGCGTCAGCATGACGCAGTCGACCAGTTCCGGCCCGAATGTGGTCAGGGCCTCTTCCGCCAGATAACCGCCGTTCCCGGTGGCATCAAACGCCGCACCGATAAGACGGGGGATCCGTTGCAGGATATACAGCATCACCTGCCGCTGCTGGGTGTAGGGGACGTTGCGCAGCTCGACCCGGAATGCCTCACGCTTGCGTAACAGCGCCGTGATTTCCAGCACAACAAAACAGGTCAGGTCTCCGACGCGGGCGAAGTCCTCCCCGAAGCTGTAGCGGGAGGTCGCCGCCAGCGCGGACAGCAGCGGACGGAGATTCTCCTCACACCAGGTGTCAAGTTCTGCCTCACGCTGCCAGGCCGACTGCGACAGAAAATTTTCCGGGGCTTCAAACACCCGGATGGGAACATTCCGCACCATTGCGGTTTCAATCAGGGCGCGCGGGATATATGCGCCGCCGGATTTTTTCGGGACGCAGCCGTATTCCTCGTCGGCGTCCTCGCGGGTGGGGGCGTTTTTGTACAAATCATCGCGCCACTGCTTTTCTGCCTCCGGCGACCACGTCTGCCCGGTGACATAACAGATACGCCGGTACAGGCCGTCGGCGATGGCGTCGTCCAGCGTGATACGGTGCACGCTGTAATCCTTGCGCCCCTCGCGGGCGTCCTGAATGTACTGGTTAAACAGGTTATCCACGCCATTGTGGGTGGAGATGATCCGCACGCGCGCGCCCCACATGGTGAGCGCCATTGCAGCCTTGAGCAGCTCATCGAGTGATTCATGAAACGCCGCTTCATCAATAACCACATCACCCTGTAGCCCGCGCAGGTTGGACGGGCGGGAAGACAGCGCCTGAATTTTGAATCCGCTGTTGGGAAAGCGGATCATGTACGTGAGAATTTCCTCGTTTTTGTCGCTGTCCCAGAAGGTCTGTTCGTACACATCCGCCTGCGCCAGCTGGTTAAATGCCCGGGCAAACAGGGCACAGGCAGCGATATACTCCAGCGCCATCTCCTGTCTGGAACCGACATAAAACACGTTGCGCCCGCCACGACGGCGGGGTCTGGCCGCGGTGATCACATCCCGCCCGGCTTCGGCCCAGGTCAGGCCGGTTCGACGGGATTTCTCCGCGATACAAATCTGGCTTTCGTCGTCAAACCAGCGGCGCTGATACGCCAGAAAAACCGGCTCACTGGCAGGCTGAGCGGCGTCAATATCCGTAACAATGGTGACGCCCAGCTTGCTGGCCTCTTCCTGCAAATCAATTTTGCGGGGTTCGGAAAGGGAGATCAGCCGCCGTTTTCGTCCTGTGTCTGCCATCAGTTCACCCGTGGATCTCTGGTTAATTGCCTCACTGATGCCCCTACGCTTTACCCAGCAGAACGTCACGAATGCGCTGTTCCAGTATTTCACTCATGCCATCCTGACCGCGAAGTTCATCACTGACGGCGTTAGCGGCTTCTTCCGCAAAGGCGGCACGGATCTCTTTTTCGCGCTTCAGACTGCGTTCAGCGGCGCTTTCCAGACGCTGTACAGCCAGCATGGCGTTTTTGATGAACCCGATATCAATATCGTTATCATCCTCTGCCGAACTGGCCGCCGCGCGGATTTTGCGGAACAGCATGGAGCGGGCCAGTTCAAGAATGAGGGAGGACGTTTCACCGGTGGGTTTGTCGCCCAGCTCCGCGACCAGCGCTTTTGACTGTTCGCGCAGCTCCCGCAGGTCACGGGCGACGGCTTCATTTTCAGCCGCCAGACGACTGATACCGGCCGCCGACAGTCTGGCCTGCGCTGGCAGGCCCGCTTCCTCGATCAGGCGGTTCACCTCTTCGCGAATTTGAACCTGGGTTAAACGCTTCTCGCGCAGCATTTCCAGCAGGGGTTTACGGATGCTGTCCGGCAGCAAATCTGCTTTTTTCACCCGTCCCCGGGTTGGCCTGTCCATGTCACACTCCTTATCGTGCGCGGGGTTTTTTCACGCCCGGCACGCTGACGCGGCCTTCCACCACATCCTGACCGCGCCCCGTCAGGGTCGCGACCAGATACCCGTGCAGCGTCTCCAGCGTGACCAGCCCCTGTTCGGCCAGCCACTGGAGCCGGGTGCGCACCACATCACGGGACACGCGGTGGCCCCAGGCATCCAGACAGTCCTGGATGATGGATTCGCCAGCCTCCAGATTTAAATCATTCAGCGTGCGCAGAATGACCAGCCGCTGATCTTCAACAATTAAGTCGCTGAACATGAATTACTTACTCCCGTTAATGGCATGATCAACCAGCAGCCCCAGCTGATGCGATACCGCATCAAGTCGGGCAGTAGTCTGTTTTAAATCCCCCTGATACCGGGACAGCGCCAGACGCAGTTCCTGAATATCCCGGTCCGTTGGCTGGTGCTTCACCACCTCTTCCAGCAGTGCGACACGCGTTCCCATCTGCTCCATACTTTCCCGGGTGGCAAACGTCCGGCGAAGCGCCCAGACGGCTCCGGCGAATACTGCTCCCCCGACCGTCGGAACGGTCAGGAGGCAAAACCACAGTCCGTCAAACATGGCGGCGCTCCCGTTGTTGCTGGCAGTCAACACACCGCACTGCCCCCGGCAGGGCGTCAAGGCGAACCGCCGGAATGGGGAAACCGCAGTCAATGCAGTTCCGCGCCTGCGGTGATGTCCCGGCGAAGGTGGGGTGTTGCTGCCGGTGTTTTGCCAGGCTTGCCGCCTGAAACTGCGCTTCAACTTCAGAAGCGCGATCAAAATCATCCACGTCGTTGTCCTTGCTTTCATTCAGCCAGTGGCTGATGAGCCGTTCCGGCCACGCCAGAAAATTCATGCTGTTGCGCTGCCTCCGCTTCCCTGATCAGGGCTTTATCCACATTGCAGTTTTTGATTACAGCCAGCAGTTGCAGGTTGTAGTCAACAGACGCCCCGAACGTGAAGGGCTCCGGCAACGGTGGCGGTACACAGTCCGCCAGCCACTCAGCGGGAAGCGGGACGGGGGGCTCGCTGACGTATACTGTTGACGGCGTCCCGCACGCGACGAGCCACATCACCGGGAACAACCACAGCGGCCGCAGGCACCTGTGCCAGTGCGGGCCTGATGGCCTGTCGTTGCGTTTCCAGTTGCTGAATGTTTTGTTGCTTTTCATCACGTCCTGTCCGGCTCAGTGTGTTCAGCAAAGATAAGGTCTGGTGCGTGTGTTCCAGTTGCCAGACCGCAGTATCACGCGCCCGCCGTAATGTCTGGTTATCCTGCTCCAGTTCTGAAATCGTCCCGTGCTCCACCCAGGCCACCACAGACAGCGCTCCCGCCAGCAGCAGCCCGCAGGCTGTCACAGGATTTATGCCAGGCACAGTAAAATTCCCCGCAGAATAATCACCATGATTAACAGTCCCGTTATTCCGCTGCGCCAGTGGCGTTCGGCGCAGCGGGCAATCCATTCAGACATAACCATTCTCCGGCTTCCCTGCGCGTAACCTGCCACGGCAGGACGCGATGCCCCACATACACCCAGCGCCTGAATTCGGCACAGGCTCCCGCCGTATCTCCGGCGTTCAGCCTGCGCAGCAGTGTTGAGCGTTCAAAGTTTTTTTCACCCACGTTGTAGACGAATGACGCCAGCGCCACCCACTGTCCCGGGGTAAGCGGAACCGTCACATTGCGGCGGATCACTTCCCGGGCCGCCGCCAGGTCTTTGCGTAACAGAATGCGGCACTGCTTTTCTGTATACCGATCGCCGGGATGAACGTCCGGGCCGGTATGCCCGTAACACACCGTCGGAATACCTGCGACGTCCTGGTAAACGTGATGCACATCCCCCTCCCAGTACGCGGTATATGTCTCGGTAAGCACACCGATACCCGCACCTGACAGCGAGGCGGTTATCAGTGCAGCTTTAAGCGACCGGGGAAGCACGGGATGTGACATGATTTCTGTCCGTTAAGAGCCATAACGACAGAATACGTAAGAGGGAAAGCTGGCGGGGATTATGGTATGTCAGTCATCGCAACCCGGCCTCTGGAGGCCAGTCAGTCACGAGACCGGAATATCAGTGAGTGGCAAACAAATCCGGCTGGTGACGACGGGTGTGTAACTGGCGTTGCTGGGCCAGTATTTTGTAAATCTGCACCTGCCCGAGACCGTACTCGCGGCGCAGGGCTTCAATATTTTTACCGTTAAACCGGCTGTAAATTTCATCGTTACGCAGGGCAGCAAATAACTGCTCGCCGTTCGGCAGATAATATGAGCGACCGCCCATATAAGTTGCCAGCGCGGCGGCCAGTTTGCGGGCCAGCGGTCGCTGATGTTTTTCCGGCAATCCCTGCCGTTTAAGTTCATGCTCCAGCACATCCACAAACGCGCCCAGCATCTGTGGCCAGACGCTGACCAGTTCCTGCGGGGGGATCTGGTCCAGCCGGTCAATCAGCGCATCAGTATGCGGATCATATTCAAATAAATCATTCTGCTGCATCGCAGCACCTCCGGTTGTTATTTAAGCAAACCATCGGGGCGATTATATAAAAAATCCCGCCGGATGGCGGGATTTTATGTCAGCAACGGCGACCAGCCCGAAAACGGTCACACAGCGCATCATAACCACGGGGATAATGACCGGGCGGCATGGCGGCAATCATACATCGCCGGTGCCACTTTTTAAGACACTCCAGCACCTTCGCGGCCATTTCACCATCGCGGTTCAGCCAGACCAGTTGCGCCACACCTTCACCTTCATTAAGCCGGGCAGTCTGGCGCTGTATCCAGGCATTGAGCGCCATTTCATCCCCGGACTGAATGAAACCGTCGGCGTGCATATTTTTCCAGACGGCCCGTATTTTCGCCGGAATGGAAGCGGGTTTTAAGGCTCTGTTTTGTGGCTTTGAACGCACTTTGAAGCTGCGTCGCTGAAACGCGGTCAGTACTTTTGATAATTCCGCCTGCGTCATATCGCGGCAACTGGTTTTGCCGACGGCAGCGCGCAGGGCATCGCGATAAGTCTCGGCGTCAAGTCGCAGATCTTTTTTGGCTACATGTATTAGCGTAATAAGGGATGCGCGATCCATGAGCGTACCTCAGGAAAGAGGCGGTGTTACAGCACCGCCATATTTATTAGCAAACATAAAGGAAATACTGATGTCTGATAATGTTCAGGATAAAGATTTCGATCTCGCAGCCTTCCTTTTGGCGGGTAACATTATGGTTACACTGGTTGAAAAGGGCGTGATTGATATGAGAGAAGCCAGTTCAGTCATACAGAACACGTAATCAGCACTGAAAAATTCTGAGCTGTACAAGAAAGAAATCGACGAAACCGCCAGTGATTATATTACTCGTCTTTTTACTCTCCTTTGGGATACCCACCCCAGGCCATACTCATTAACAACGGAACATAAGCCCGGGAAGGAATAACGTCATCATCACTTAACCCAAGCTTGTGGCGTACAAGGGCGTCGCGAGCTTGTTTATTATTAAGTTCCACTTTGGCCTCGATGAGATCAACTTCATACTGAACCGCCCAGATAAAATCCTTCACGCTACCGTTATTTTCCCGGGTTTTATCAAGAATGACCTGAATACGATCGAGCATTCTTATTTTCTTTAGTTCCTCATCAATATCAATTAATTTAATATTATCCATTTTATTTACCCTCGCAGTTCATACAGGCCGTATCATCACCCATGTCACACAGATCGCATTTTTGCGAACCGCACCACGAACATTCTTTCAGGTATTCAGGGTTTTCATTGCCGCATGTCGGGCATTCCTGAGTCACATCGCTCATTTATGCCTCTCTGCAAACATAAGCGCCTGTCGCGCCTGTATTGGTGCCATATTCATTTCCCGGATGCATTCAGCATCATAAAAAGATGCTCCAGTGTTCGTTTTATCCATAACGAGCTCATGCATTTTCAACATACGTTCAAGGGCCGCACATAACACAGCAACAGGCGATTCCGGCTGTGGCAACATCGCTTTAAGTGCGGCAATACTGGCATCATGTTCTGCGCGTTCTTCTGGCGTCATAGCTTCCAGCCCGGCGCAATACTCAGCACGCCGCTGCAATGCGATCAATAAAGTCTCTGTTTTACACCCTTTACCTAACCGCAGCCCCGGCACCAGATGTACGGGGCATGGCAACGTTTCAGGGTACGCCAGCACCTGTTTCAGCACCTTCAGAATTTTGGCGTCATCATCGTCAAGGCCAAACGGAATATCGTCGCGAGTGTTTTCAAACTCAGCGATAGTTTTCTGTAGCCATTCTCTGGTAATAGTGGTCATGGGTTAGCCCTCCCTGTACGGATTTAATTTGTTGTGCAGTTTATTAAATGGCCCCCATACGATGGAGCTATACCACTCAGCTATTTTTTCTGCCTGTACGCCTGCTAACCAGATGAAGAATATCGGTGATATTGGAACCATTAAAATAAGAAAGAGAAGGAAAAATAGAGCCTCTTTAAACCGACTTTGACGTGGATAATTCTTCCGGAGTATTTTTGTCATTTCACTCCCCCTTAACCTTGATGCCAGCGGTGCGTATTTCGTGTATCGCATTGTCATTACCAGCACACCAACCCTCGGCATAATCTCGGCTGAATCCGCTCATACGCATGACTTCGCCAACGCTGAGTTTTGGTAGATTGACCGTCCGTGCCTCCAGTTCTGCTATGCGCCTCTCCACAACCTTCAGCAATTTCCGTTTATCCTGAAGCTCGCGTAACGCAATCAGCGTAACCTCCTCTTCATTGTTAAGCAGGGGTGAGCCATGCTTCCTGACGTACTCCACTCTGGCTTTTGCCAACTCCACGGCCAGGGCGATTTGTTTATCTGTTAACGGGTTATAAGTCACGCTCATTTCACTCTCCGGCACGGCGTGTTGCAGCCGATCATCTGATGAAATACCCACGGTGCGAACCGCCCCAGACTGATTCCGGTAGCCTCACTCAACATCCAGACCTGACGCCATATCCAGCGCCAAAGATTACCCCGCATGGCCTTTTCTCCAGCATTCAGTGATTTCGCGATAAGCCCGCAACTGAGCATGAATCTGGTCAGCCAGGTCAACCAAATCATTCTCCATGCAACCATCAATCCCGTCCCATTCCGACGACATATCGACGAGCTTTTCTGCGATACGCTCCAGCTTTTTACGCCGGACGCGGGCAATTCTCAGGTTTTCGCTGTAAGGGTTATTTTTCATCATGGCCCCCTTTATTTTCCCGACGGCACATAACGATAAGAAACGCCCCGGCAGTGACGGTGATGCGATTCCCCGGCTCCAGTCGGTCAAGCCCGAAAGCGTCATATAACGCATTAAGCGCCTTTTGCTGACACTCCAGTTTCCGGCGCTTATCCCACTGACGAAAGGCGATACCGACAAACCAGTCCCACGCTTTAGCGATGATGTACAGCCAGCCCAGAAAGCACAGCCCCACCATTAACACCACGTAAATCCTGTCAATCATCGTGCCGCCTCCTGTTTAGCCACTTTCACCGCCCGTAACATGGGCACCGTCTTACCTGTGATAACCGTTTTCATAAAAATGCCGCACTTGCTCTGGTATCTGCTTTCCGGAGCCGCAAACAGCGCTGCATCCACAACCCGGCAGTAACGCCCGAACTCCCAGAACATGCCGTTAATGATGACGGTCGCAGTGACCCCGTGGTCATAAAATTCAATATTCATTTGCAGTTAAACCTCCGCTTATGACGCTCAACCGCCGCTTTCATCGCGGCCTGCGTGGATTTCTTCACTATGCGGTGCCCGCCGTTATCGTAGAATTTCCAGCGGGACGGCACCGGCAGCGCCGGGAACTCCACCGCCACACAGCCATCACTCAGACGGTATTCATGGCGCTGGCCGGGTGGTTGATACAGCGCCTCTCTGACAAAGACCAGCATCACGACCTCCCGATACTCAGCGGCGCATCACCACGCCCGTTAACGCCCTGATGCAGCTTCGCGTTCCGGCCCTCGTAATACCCGGCAGTCGCTGCACGGTCTGCGTCCCGGCAGTCCTTCGCCTCGCGCATCTCACCGTCCCGGACATCCTTACGTTCACGCAGCCGCTGCGTGTAACGCTCCATCAGACCGGCCTCCTGCGGCGACACACTGAATGCCTGAATGACCCGCGCCGCCCCTGAGCACCATCCCTCACAGAACTGGTCGCCACGGGCCACGCGGGTGGCGGGCTTACAGCGTTTGCAGTGCTTATCCTGATACGCCTTACGCGCTGCCTTCATCTGGCGGGACAGCACATCGAACGCATACGCCGCAATCTCAGGGCGAGAGTCAGGCCCGTAGAAATTAACGTAACGCTTAAGGGAACGAGCTGAACGCCAGCGGCCACCGATGTAGCACTCCACCCCGAAGGCCCGGCAGACCAGCGTACACAGACCATGCATATAGCGCGGCACGCTGCGCGCATCGCTCGGCGCACCCGTGCTGGCAAACTCCCGCACCTCTGATAACTCAACGTCGCTTTCACTGACGCCGCACTTACGCATATAAGCCTGTGCTTTTGCCATCGCATTCATGGCTTCTTCCGGGCTGGATGTTCCCCGCGCCAGACGCAGCAGTTTTTTAATTCTGGCGAGGTGTTTTTCCTTATTCATCGTCGCAGCCCTCATCGTCACCAGATTCGATGTTTTCAAACTCCGGCAGCGTACTGAGTAATTCCAGAACAACCCTTGCGCAAACGCGAAATCCCTTCGCCACATCTGAACCAGCTTTAATAACAGTGCCATTACCAAAATCGAGGTCAGCATCACTGTGCTCAACAATAAGATTCAACTGCCCGACTTTATTCTGATGCCACTTACGGATGGCACTAATCAGTTCCTGCGAACCATGACAGACAATTTTCATAATCATTTTCCTGAAATCTGGCGTAAATAATCCCCTGACGATTTACGCCATAATTAAAATGATGAATTAATCAGAAGGTGATGACTTTCGCCTTTTCGATTTTCAGCGACACGGATTCAGAATAAAACCCGTTGCTTTCACCACACCACCGGACAGTCACACATCCTCTTTTCGTTCCGAACTTAAAGAAGCTCCAGGTCTGCCTGCCTTCGTCGGTATCGCGGGTTTCTGTTACGACCTCAGCCTCAGTGATGACAGAATCGGTCAGGTCATCCAGGTCGCCTGTAATATCTTCAATCCAGACAGATTCGCAGCAACCCTGCTCATGAAAGAAGGTAAAAACATGCCCCCACTCACCACACCAGTAATCCCTGCGAAATACCAGTTCTGTTTTATCTTCATTCACCATAACGTCATCAAAAATTAGTCCAATTATGTCTTCAATAATGGTAACGCTCATTACAGACTCCTTAATTCAGGCGTAAGCCAGCCCCGGCGGGTTTACGCCATTTTTAAAAGTGATTTAAACGATAATTAAATTAATGCGGTGATTTCAGCGTTTCGACCCTCACGAAATAAGGTTCAACGTTTATTTCCACAATGCAGCCACATTTAAAATCCCGCGCCGGTGCCACGATACTGACCACCCGACCACCGCGTAATACCGGATTCGGAATATGCATAAACTTCGTTCCGACCGGATAAAGCTGATTAAACCGTCTGGCATTCATCGCCGTGTGCCCTCCAGCCTTTGATGTGCGCATTCTCACAGAATGCTGCACGGTCCTGCGCCCACCGCCGCTGTGACGCATTACATGGAGCGTCCGCAGCTCTGCGCCACAACTCTGCCGCCTTCCCGTATTCACCATCACGTTCCGCCCGGCTTGCACCCAGCGTATACGCGGCGTAACGGTTTTTTGCGGCATGTTCATCTATTTTCAGGGGCATCATGCATCCCCCTTATCCGTCACGTCGTCGGTGCGTTGCTCCTGGCGTTGCGCGTTACGGATACACATCTGCGCCAGAACCATAAGTTGCCCGGCAGCATCACGAAAAAAAGTGGCCGCACCGCGCCAGTTGTCGCCAAGCGCCGCAGAACCGCTCCACAACAGGTCATTGATACAGGCGACCCGTGAGGCAATCTGCGGCGCGTCCGGGGGCGTTATCTTCACTTCCGTCACGGAAACCCGGCGCGCAAGCCGGGCCAGCCGGGTGGCTTTCTCCTGGTCAATCATGTCGCCCAGGCCGTTATGGCGCAGTTGTTCCAGCATGATTTCCACGTCTGCCGCCTCTGCGGCCACGCTTCCGGCACTGACCCTGTAATTCAGAAAACGGTTCAGCGCGGCGGCCAGTTCGCAGCATTCTTCGGCAGCAACCAGCACCTGAGCATCAAATCCCCATTTTGCCAGCGCGGCATCATAAATAACCTTTTTCTGTTCAGCGCTAATTTCCATAAATACTCCTGTATCTGAATTCAGCGCGCACAAACCCATGACGCACGCGCCGGTATTAAAAAATGGTTGAATTAAATTGCGGTTAAAACGTTATTTAACGCCCGCGTCCTGCTCAAACGGCATTACCGAAAAATCTTCAATGCCGGTTTGCACTGTAATTCCCGCAATACCCGTGACCGCCTTCGGGTCGGCCAGAATCGCATCCTTGTTTACCTCCTCTTTGGTACGAATGAAGCGCGTCAGTCCCAGATTATGCAGGGCTTCCAGCACCACATCCGGCTTGCGCACAATGCAGGATGGCGGGCGGGCACGCCAGCTTACCGAACCGGTGATCAGGTTGATTGTTTTCACCTTGCCGTCCTTTGTAAGGCTGGCCTTGTTGGTGTCGCACCACGCCTGGATCCCCTTAAACAGACTGGCGATTTCTTTTTTCAGCTCTGTAATTCTGGGCATTTCCGCCTCTGTGATGGCGGCAATTTTGTCATTCATGCGCGTTTCCAGCCGCAGGGCTTCGCGCTGAATATCCCCGAGGCGATGAATATTTTCGCTGACCTCCTCGCGGGTTTGCGGCATTTGTTCCGCCACCGCTTTTAATTTTTTTACTCTGGCTGCTGCCATTTTATTTTCTCCTTTATTAACTTACGGAATGATTACCCGCATAAACCGGCATCACGGAGGTGTTTATTACCTCGTTCCCGCTCGCCTCAACGACGCGGATAAATTCATCGCTGATGAGTTTAAGAATCTCCCGTTTTTTATGCATGGCTATCTGTCCGTACAGATGCGCCGGGCCGACAAGGGGGGTATCCAGTCCTGTTGCTTTAAATTCCACCTGAACAGCAGCATTAATTACCCCCGGAACAGATGTGTCGTCGGGCCGTGATGTGAAAATCAGTTCAATTTTAACCATAATTAAATCCTCTTATTGCCAGTACAGAATACAGCCACAAACAGCAGCCGCCTGAAATTCCCGGGATACGCCTTTAACAACAACCTGAATATTAAACAGACTGTTTCCCGGTAGTGGTGCGCGGGGCCGCGTGATTTTAATCAGCGGCCGCCGTGAAAAGCGGTGTGTGTGCAGGATTTCGCATCCGCGCGGCTCGATTTCCCGGCGCACAGCGTTTACCACATCAAACATGTTTGGCATAACCCCCTCCGTTAACTCTTCAGCGATAAATCTTTGCCGTAGACCTCTTTAAACGCCTGGCGGATATGTGATTCACTCAGCGCATCCGCCTCTGCGCCCCGTGCCAGAATCCACGCCTGACGCAGGGTGTGCGACAGGACGCGCAGCGCCCCCGCCCGGGCGGCGATGGAGTAAACCAGTTTCAGCTCACTATCACCCGTAATGCCCCAGGCTTCCGCCAGTGCAGTGACATCGGCCTTTTTGGCCTTTTTCAGCGTCACCGGCCGGGCGATACGGCTGCACAGACGCTCCAGTTCGTCAGTGGCATAACGGGAATCAATCGGTTTTAATACGCCCTGCGGGTTTCCAATCAGCACCATGCCCACATGGGTGGCGTCCTGAATGGCGCGGAACTCTTCCAGTCCATCGACGCCCAGGTGGTCCGCTTCGTCAATGATGATCAGCCCACGGGTCCCGCGCAGCCTGCGACAGATACCCCGCGACAGGCTCCCCTTGTTACGGCGGCGGTCCGGCAAGCCCAGTTCTTCGGCCAGTTCCAGCAGACACTCCGTCAGCGAACAGCGGGACGGGGACAGGGTGATCATCCACGTATTGGCGCGGTTCTCTGCGCAGTATTGCAGGGCGGACTCGGTTTTGCCGACACCAGGCGTCCCCACAATCGTACTCATGCACCCGGCCGCCCGGGCAAACGTGAACGCGTCGCGCAACTGGCGGGAGGTGGGCGTTTCCACAAAACCCGGCATGTCCGGCAGGGCCTGACGCTGACGGAATCCATCCAGCCAGACAGACAGCAGCTCTGCCGCCCGCCCGTTGTCGCCGGTGTATTTGCCGTTCAGTACCGCCGACATCTGCCCCTCCGAGATACCCGCCTCAGCGGCCACGTCACGCTGTGTCAGACTGTGACGCTTAATGATGTCCTTTACGGACTTGATAACTTCTGTCATTTCAGTCATAGTTGTCTCTCCTCATGGGATGAATAGTTTATTTATCACCTGATACCTCCGGCGCTCACCGGAGGTATTTTTATTCGTCACCAAACGGGTCCTGTTCTTCCTGCTCCTCTATCCACAGACGCAACCCGCGCCCGAAGGTCTCCTGCGTCGCGTAGTCCTCGTCTTCCTCCTGCTCCTGCACCAGAACCACGTTACCGGCGGGAATGCAGGCCGGTGTCGGGACATATGTATTACCCGGCAGCGGCTCCGGCTCGCGGGCGGTATCCAGCACACCGCGCGCTTCGGCTTCGGCCTCGCGGATGATGGCTTCACCGCGTGCCCTGCGGCCTTTAAGACGGGCCTGCTGCGCCACGTATTCAGCCGTGACCGGGAAGGCCAGACGTTTATTGGCATTCCAGACCGCTTCACAAATAAATGAACCGTCCAGTCTGCGGATAATGACTTTTTCAGCATCGTGAATATCAAAATCGACAAATACTTTATTTCCGTGCTCAGGACGTAATTCAGTGGCGTAATAAATGTTATTCACTATTTTTATTTCGCAGCGGTTCACCGTGCGAATAACGCGATGCATAAACATGTCCCGTAATTCAAAGGGCGACAGGTATTCAATTTCGGTTTCTTCCTTTTCCAGCTTATAGCGACGGAACTCTGCCGGGGTGTAATGACGGCCGGTTCCCGGCTTTTTGGGTAATTCGCTGTGCTCGCGGTTGTTGTACCACTCCACACCTTCCGCAATGGCCTCGTAGACCTGCGCGAAAGACGGGATTTGCTCCAGCGCTTTGCGCTGACGGGCGTTAAGTTCATTTCCCTTTTCCATGGCGTTAAAGGCCGATTTAAGGTCCTTTACAAGCACCCGCTGGTTTTCCTGGTCGGCCCCTTTTCCGAAATAGGTCGGGTATTTGCGCGCGATGCGCACCGGCAGCGTGCGGTTCAGACGTTCAATGATGCCGCGCCCCTGGGCGTTCCCGGCAATGCCGGTCGGGTGGTCTATCCCCAGACGGGGCAGAATACCGGTGATTTCCGCGTCAAGCGCCTGCCCGGTCTCACCGGGCCCGTTATCGGAGTAATACAGAAACGGTTTGCCGCAGTTCTGAATGCCATGCTTGATAGCCCCGGCCACCGCCATTGTGTTTTCGGCCAGCGCCAGACTCCAGCCGGTGATGTAGCGGCAGGCCCCGTCAATAACGAACGTCACCTCCGGGGAAAATGGCTGGCCGTGCACCGGATGCAGGCAACGCATCTTCATCCCGTGGCCGTCACCAATCCAGACGTAATTCACCGGCAGGCTGCACCAGTCACGGCGCACAAATCCCTCAATCTGGCGGGCCTTAATCCCCGTCACGCGGCCGCGCTGCTTCACGAACGCGGGCAGCTTGTCCAGGGCGTAGCGCACAGCGTCGTAGCCCGGCATGGCGTCCAGCATGTATGGCTGCCCGGCGTAGCGTTGCTGCCACTCAGCCTTAAAATCGTCATAGGCTTCACTCACCGGCACGCCGTTGGGGGTGCTGTAGTGAGCCAGAAAATCACCCAGCCAGGGGATTTGCTCCGGTTTCAGGGGCTGGCGCTTGCCGGGGGCCAGCAGTAACAGCCGTTCGGCGGCGGTCTGTGCCTGTAAATACGACAAAACCCACTGATACAACGGATCCCGACTGATAAAACGGCCCGCACCGGGTTTTGCATTAGCCTGGCTGGCCGCCAGCTGAAGGTGTTCCGGTAATTCCTCCGCTCTGGCGCTGTTAACAAGAGAATTAATAACTTTCAGCCGGGGAAGACCACTGTCAGCCTCAATCCGCAGTACCTCAGCAGCCAGAACCATGCGCGCATCAGCTGTCCGGCGTTGTTTTTCTGTCAGTTCCGCCAGCTTCTCTTCCATCAGTGCCGGGCATTTGCGGTAAACATCGATTTTACGCACGTCGTCCGGGTTTTTGGGTGTGCGGGCCTTAACCACCGCAGGGACATCAGACGCAGGCGCACTGGTCGCCATCAGTTGTTTCAGGTGACGTTCCCGCAATACCTTCTGCACCTCAGCGGGCAGGCAGTCAATGTGGTATTCAAAGGCTTTGGAGCCAGCGCGTTTACGACGCCATTCCGGGTGTTGCTCAGTTGCGCGGTTTAAAGTCCAGCGAATGCCCTGAACGGTTCCGGGCAAACCAGGCACACCAGTCAGATCATTAACTGAAAAAAACATCACGCGACCTTACGAGCGTACCGGCTCGGCCAGATTTCGTCGGGGGAAACCCCGATCGCATCAGCAATAATGCGCTCATACTTAGGGCAAGAACGGTACAGCGCATTCTTTAAAGAATCTTTTTTCAGACCAGCACGTAATGAAAGTTCACGCAATGTAAACCCCTTCACATGAACAGCCGCAACGATGTGCTCGCGGTGCCAGTCCTGGCTTGCTACTTCATTTCTAAGCATCAT